TCTTGCGCAGATTGGCAATCTGCACAGAGTTGTAGATGATCTGTTCGGCCTGACGGACGAACATCGCCATCTGAGCATCGGTGAAAGTGTTCTCAACGATGTTCGCAACATTGGTTGCCAACTCAGTGTATTGCATAGCTTACGCCATCGGCCCACGGGCCATCACGCCCTTAGTCGCAGCACCAGTTCCACGGATTTTGATGCCGGTAGTTTTTACGCCCGTCTGGGGGTACCCAGAATTCTTCAGGTCTACCTTGGGAGCCGGCTTCGGCTGATTGGAATCTTTCTTCATCTCAAACCCCAGTCATGCGGGTACGCCGCATCGGCTTCTGTTGGTTTGCAACCTTCGCGAGGTTACGCCCAAGTTGTTTCATCTGAAGATTGGTCTTGCCGCCCTTGGCAAACTTCGTAGGCTTTTTGCCCGGGTGCATGTTGGCTTCATGCTTATGCACCGCTTTCTTAGCGTCCATGTTGACTCCTAAGTCGTCACTACCGTTACTGTACCAACAGACGTGACTGCCACCAAGTAATTCGGCGTCAGCCCCGCATCATTTGCACTTGCTCCGCCTACCGGATTCCAGCCCCACTGAATCTCGCGTGAGCCGCCAGTCAAGTTCCCAGCGGCGTTTACGCCTGCCGTTACGTACGTTGTGTCCCTGCGAGGATTCCGCAAAGCCTGCGGGTCGTCTACAGGATACATACCCAACTGCAACTGGGGATGATCTGGGTCCCAGCACTCCCGGCACACTAACACATTGACAGGCTTGGTCTTGACAATCAGTGTGCGAAGGTCGCGCAGGCGGAAGCGCAGGCCACAGCGATCACAGATCGCAATAGCCTTCTTGCCGCTGGCAAACCGATTACCCACTACATCACTCCACCGATGAAGGCCCGGCGCGGCACGAGACGAACTGCAGCTTTCTCACGGTCTTCACCAGCCGCCAAGTTGAACTGTTCGTCGTACGCGGCTTTCAGCATGTCAAGCCGAGGCATCAGCTCTGGCACTTTCATCGCGATGTAGTACGCAAGCCCTGCTACTACGCAGGGGAGGAAACGGAAGTTCATGTCCGCAGTCTCAACGCCGTTGCCTGCGTCCTGCACGCGCCTCATGCGCCAGTACACAAACTGATAGGTCTGCGAGTTGTCCGGCGTGGGCCACACCGTGATGGCCGGCAGGTTGGGGTTGTAGACCGTAGCCCCCGAGGAATGCCCCGCTGCCGTCGTACCGTTCTGTCCACGCACCACACCGCCTAGACTATTGCCATCCAGCCAGCCATAGTAGATGTCTTCGGACCCGAGACGGATGAAACCGGCAGAGGCAAGGTTTGCGGTCGAGGAGAGTGTGATAGTGGTTGTGGAACTGGTGATGGTCCCGTTGAGCGTAGCGCCCGTGGGCGATACCTGCCCTGACAACCGTTGCACCCAGACCTGAATGGGACGCCCCGGAGCTAGCTTGTTCGGGATCGTGGCGTACGTCGAAACACTGATGCGGGTGATGTTCAGGTCTGCCTGCGTTGAGGCAGCGTTTTGCCCCGTGCGAATGACGTGATCGAGCAGGTCGATGGTATCAAGGGGGAGAGCATAGGTGTTCAGCCCGGGCGTCAGGGTCAGCGTACCCTGCTCGATTGTCCACATGTTGATGCCACGATTTTGCCACTCAATGGTCATCAAGTTCATAGACCGGCGAGCAGTTCGCAGGTCATAGCCAGAACGCATCTCGCGCCCAGCCCGCTCCCACGCCTCTTCAGCGATGTCTGTGAACTCTAAGTTGAACGCCGTGGTGCCGGTAGTGGTCATCGAAATCTCGCAGTCTTCTGAGCAATCCCTTTAGGCTGGGCTACAAACTGCTTGCCCTTAGCTTTCCCGGCTCGCTTGGCCTTCGTAGTCGCTGCATACTCTTGCGGGCTGAGAGACTTGATCGCTGCCTCCGGCAGATACCGCTCACCCGTTTTGGAGGAGGGCTTTCCGCTTTTGGTCCGCCAACGTTGGCTACCCCAATCTTTGAGCGACTGTTGCGGAGCTTTAGTCACGATAGCCGCCGCCAGCGGCCTTGTACTTCTTCGCAAGCAGTTGCGCTTTGCGGGCCGACCACTGCCCTGCACCAGTCCCCTGCGTTGCCTGACCTTTGATCTGATTGAACAAGGCTTTACGCATCCCGGGCTTGGTGTAGTTACCCGCTTCATTGACCTTAGACTTAACTTCACCACCCTCAGCGTACTCGTAGAACGCCGTGTCATCGCGCCGCTGCTTTCGCTTGGGCCCGGGCATTTTGTTGGGGTTTATGGCCCCCATCCCACGAGACGCCATCATGGTGATCTCCTAGATCATCCGACCTTTAGTCTTGCCCCGCTGAGCACAGCCATCCGCACGCTTGGAGGCGGACCCGACCGATCCACCTTTGGCATAGCCAGCTTCTTGATACGCTTCGTACTCTCGAGCTGCCTCGGGCACGGACTCACGCATTTCTTTTGCGGCCCGAATGTCGTCGCGCGCCGACTTAGCCATTGTAGGCATGAAGCGAGACATGATGTCTTTCTCGCCCGCAATACCTTTTTGCATCATCTCGCGTGACCGCGCAAGCTTCGACCGTTCTTTTTCAGTGGGCTTACGGTACGTTGCCATGTCAGCACTTCCCGCCGCCCATCATGCGGACTTGAGCGCCTTTAGTCTTGCCTTTCTTGGCAATACCGTCAGCTGCGCGTGTGTATCCGCCGGCAGAATAGGTCATGCCGCCGCCCATCATCTTCTTGGCCATGCCGCCAGCCTTCATTTTTCCTTGACCGTCGGCTGCAAAAGCGGGAACTTTTTTCCCGTCTTTCATAACCATTGGCATACCGCCAGAAGCGTAACCGCCTTTCTTCATGCCCATCTCGGCCATCTCATGCTTGACCATAGCCTTGGGAGCGCCCTTCTTTTTCATGAAGGCCACTTCTTTACCCATCATTTTCTTGGATTCTTTCATGTCACCACCTCGGTTAAAGTTGCGGCCTTTGTCGGCCTCGACAAACTCTTTTCCAACCGACTGCGGCACGCCTACGCGCTTAGCAGCGGCTGGGTCATTAGCGACCATCGCCATCAGATTGTGTTGAGCTTTGCTCTTGCTTGGCATTTGCCCTCCCAGTAAAACCTTTTACTGTGTCGGTTTCCCAGATTCGGATTGCAAACCATATTACGGTTAACACCCCGCCAATCAAACCAACAATAGGCGGAAACCATTGCATAAAACCAGCAACGCCCACAACAACGGCAGCGCCATCAGCAGCGGTTTTGATTTCTTGTGCGTTCATCTCAGCACTTCCATGCTCTCAGACTTTTATTGATCCGACTGTTTGGGTCATTCGCGGTCTTCGCTGAAGTCAGCTTCTTCTTCATGCCTTTCATCCGGGCACAGAAGGAGTCGCGTCGGGAGCCACCTTCCGGTTGCGGGGCCTTGAGCCCCGGCTTCCCCGGATTGGCTTTGTTGTAGCTGGCGCGCCCTTTGGCATTCAAACCACCAGAGGGATTCTTGCCTTCTTTGCGTTGCCATGCTGGCGTCTTCATGGCTACCCGCAGATGATGGTGCAGAAGGTCACGTTGGTCAGCGTTACCACGCAGTAGTCTTGATTAGACCCTAGCGTAGTCAGAATGCCCTCTGCTGCCATGTACAGGCTGTTTGCAGCCGTCGCAGATGCAGGGGTGTTGATCTGCAGCCGGAGCGCACTGGCAAGATCATTGGTGTTGAACTTGACCGATCCAGCACTACCAGTGCCAACGTAATACAAACCTTTGATACGCGTCCGGGGGAGCGCAAGACTCCCGGTGGTACCGATCTTTACATTACCCGCCGATGCACCACTAGCTGTGATGGAGTCAACACGAGCGTAGTAGTTAGACGAAGTAACTGTCGTGGCATTAGGCCCAGTCAGCGTCTCACTGACAACCGTGTTGGTTAGATCACCAACTTTGATACCGGTAATGGTAAAGGTGATTCCTGAGTCATTACCAGCCGAGGTGATGATGACTTTGTACCCGTACCCGTTAGGCCCGACCGTGTTGGCAAGTAGGGATAGAGAACCTGCACCTGCAATAGACGCATTCGCCCGATAATAGGCATCGTCCGTCGCAGGCGTTACTGCCCATACGTCATATTGCATGACGGACTCCTATTACTGGTCAGCAAAAGCAGGAGCAGTTGCACCAGTGACGCTACCCCACACCTGCCAGTTAGTTCCGTTAATCGCCAGAACGTTGATCTGCGCAGCAGCCGGGACATTGACCTGAAGCTTGCTATTAGAGTTTCCGTCCGAGAACACAACAGACGCAGCACCATCATCGGTATCGTTAAACGCAACACCACCGATAAAGTAATTGGTGTTCGACCCGGTGTTGATGATGAAGTCCGTAGCGTCAGCAGCGCCGCCGCCATACACGAACGTAAACATCAGCCCTGCAACAGGCGTCGGGAGAGTATAGGTGTTGTCCTGAGTACCGTTGGGGACAATGTTGATCCGGCCAGCGTTAACAGCTGCGGTCAGCGAAGCATTACCATCAGCCAGCGATACAGGGGCTGCAACTACGCCAGAACTGGAGAATGCCGGACCGACTGTGACAGCACCGGTAGAAGAATTGACAGAGATGGTCTCAAAACCATTCTGCGATCGTACCGGGCCGTTGAAAGTGGTATTTGCCATGATTCCTCACATGCGAGCAAGAGGCGCTGTCTGCATGTCGTCTGGCCGGGACCAGTCAGCACCCCGGATAACCCCGGAATAGTAGTCTTTTAGCACAAAAGAAAAGGGGGCACAAGGCCCCCTTTCCTACACCGATCAGCTCGCGCCGGGCGAGCCGTAGGCGCCGAGAGGATCAGACACACCGAACGAATAACGCTCACGGGCTTTATACCGCGCGTTCCCAGTGTCAAAGTCCGCATCCATACCCGTCTGCATCGGGGTACGAACGAAGTGCTTCAGACCGTTGGGCACGTCGGTCAAAAGGAACCAAGCGTTGGTGTCGGTCAGGTAGTGGTTGATCGTGAACCCTTCAGGAATCGAGTTCATCGACTTCAGCGCGTTGACGTCGTTGTCAGCGGTCGCCACACGGAGTTCAGTCTCCAAGAGGCGGGTTGCAACGAACTGCAACGCTGGAGGAACCACCAGCTTACGCGGCTTGGCGGCGATCAGCAGCCCACGCTCATCGGTCCAGCCAGCGATCTGGATAACGGCGGCTTCCAAAGAAGTCTCGTTCAGATCGGCAGCGGTTGACGGGCGGTTGCTGTTGGTGCCACCAGAGACCAGCGGGTGCGCGGTCGAGAACAGAGCTTGGCCGTCGCCGTAGGTCACGGCGGAGCTAAAGCCATTGTTCAGGATCGCGGCCGCTTTAACTTGCTTGGTATACGCCATCGCGCGAGCAAGCGCTTTGGTGTACCGCGACGACAGACTGTCGTACAGGTTGTCTTCCATCGCCTCTTCGGTGATGGAGAAGCCCATAGCAATCGTCTCGTGGTTGTACCGAGCAGTCCAAGCCTCTTGCGCGTTGTCGTACGCCAGAGCAGAGCCCTCGTTCTTGACCGGAGCGGCGCTGAAGCCGGAGAGTTTGGTCTCCTCTTCAAACGAACGCTCGGAGGTCTCGGTTTCGAAGATCTCTTTGTGCTCTTCGCCGTAGCGCTTGTACTCCAGACCGAACAGTGCATTAAGCCCCGGGAGGAGTTCTTTCAGTAGTTGTGCGCGTGAAATAGCCATGACTTAACTCCTTTAGGCCGTCGCGGTGGCAGCGTAATACTCGTGCTGACCGA